TCCATTCTCATTTGAGAGTCCATTTGAAGAGTTTGTTGCTTTGCTTGTTCAGCAGCCTGTGCAGATTGTTGTTGTATCTGGCCATTCATCTCTTGTTGACGAATTGCTTTCTGTTCTGCCTCTTCTCTTTTCTTTTTAATTCTGTATGCTAATACTTGCTGTGCTTGTTTCAAGTTTGTTATTTGCTCAATATAAACAGCATCTTCAAAATCAACCTGTCCTTGAGCAACGCTTCCTTGAAGAATTTGCATTAGTCTTTGTTTTTGTTCTTCAGTTGGTCTGTCTTCAATTTTTACTCCAAACTCATGCTTACCAACATCAGCAGACATTTTAAAGAATTTCATTGTTTTTTTACCAAGAGATCTTACATATCCTTCTATTGGATTTATTCTCACACTATCTTGTAGCCTAACAATACATGAAGATGCAAGTTGTTCTAAAAGATATCTCTCACCTTGTTCTATATGTGCTAAGGCATTATTAGTTGCTTGTGCTGCTAATTTTGCAGTAGTTGTTAAAGACCTTGCATCAGGAGTTGATCCATCTGTAAATTCATTTAGACCTGTAATCTGACGAATCATTTCTATATTATTCTGTATAACAGTGTAATAAGAAACAGCATCTCTACCAAGTCCATTTTCTAGTTCTTCAATAGGTCTGTAGTTTGTCGGTTTTCCACCAATATCGTTTCTCCTATAAACTAAAGTACCAGTCTTATTAAATAAGTCTATGACATCTGTCGGCTTCATTTGATTACCACCAGATCCTAATGGAATATCTTCTAACGCACCTAATTCAATCATAATACCTTTTGGTCTTGCCTGATTGATTGTGTTTTGTAGTCTATACCAAGATATCTGAATTTGATCTGCAATTGGAATTAATTGTTCCATTATTCCCAAAGGCTTCATGTTATGGTAATCAGGAGCAAATAAGTGATATGAAAGATCAGTATCCATAAGTTTGGATTTAACTCTCTTCATGTCATTACACAATCCATAGTCAAAACAAAATGGTGAATCTACAATCCATGATATTTTATAAACTGTTTTATAAGATGATCTTGTAAATTTCTTTTTCTTTTTATTGTAACTATTGTAACCTGCTCTACCAAACCTTTTGTTTCCTCTCTTGTCTGTTCTAGACTCATGAACCATTTCGTCAACAGAGAAAAATTCCAAATCAAGAACTAACACTTTTCTATCATCGTAATTCTTGTAATATTTCTTATTAGATGGAAACATTTTTGAGTCTCCCTGTCTTCCTGAAAACTCCTCTGCAATAGTTTGATATTCTTTTTCGCTTATTTGTTCACCTGCTCTCTGCTTTAGATCAGATATGCTCATCTCAGTCAATTCACCAATGTGGATTTTGTCAGAAAAGTCTCTTTTATTACAGTGAGATATTAAAATTTTAGAAGGATCTATAACTCTAATTTTTACAGCACCATTACTGTCGATATACTCTTTGTAACCTGCAACACCAAAATCAAACAAATACTCCATGACTTGTTTTCTTTTTTCATCCATTCCATTTGTGTGAAAAACCAGGTCGATTCCTTGTTCCATCTCAATAGATGCATTATGCTTATAGGTATAATCCATGTGCATCTCAAGTTCTTCATCGTCTTGAGGTTCACCTTGTTTGTGTTTTAAGGCACTAAACTCTTCCATTCCTGGAGCAGATTTAGAGATTGCTTTTCTAAGATCCATTTTTGCTTTAGATCTTCTATAGTAATCTTCAATATCTGATTGTGCTACTGCATCAATTGGAGTTGCAGTTATATTATATTCTGTTTTATTTAATTTACCTAAAGCAATTCTTCTGAATTTAGGTACAATAGGAAGCACTGACCAGTCAATTGCAAACCAAGATTCATTGTCTGTTTCATCTACATTAAGTAAACTCTTGTATTTGTTTATAGACTGATTACCTTGAGCATAATCTTTTATCCTTGGATAAGAACCTCTGTTATTATGAAATGACTGTGTTCCATGGTTAGTGTAGTCAGACCATGCTGCTTTTGCATATGATAAACACCATTCTTTATTTTTATCCCTTGGATCATCTACATGATTGGGATAGTTTGCTTTGGTTTCTGATTTAATCATCTTACCTTATGTCTTTTAAATATATTTTTTGCTTCAACTAGAGACTCTTTTGAAAATTGGTTTTTTAATAATATATGCTTATCAGCAATCAACGTATATCCTGCTGCCATTGCTGCATCAAATTTTGTTGTTTTACTAATATCAAACTCTAACCAATCTTTTAATAATTCTTTAAAACACACATTCTCAATGTGCGACTCTATATAATCTTCAGTCACTTCTGCTATTTGCTGATGCGTTCTAACAGATCCACTTAATCCAGGCTTCATACTTCCTGGTAGGTACATCAAGAAAGCAGCGTAACCCCTGTCTTCAAAATATGTTTTTATACCTACCTTATTATCCTCGAACAATAAATCACAAGAATAATAATGACAGCACTTCAAAACATCTTCATAAAATTGTCTTGCTGTACTTGGTCGGTAAATATATTCAACTATAAATGAACTGTCATAAATATTTGATACTGAGTTGTGTTTCTTGTAAACGTAGAATGCACCGTTAGACCTCCTATTGTCTACAGTGCTATCATGATCATAGGGATCGCACCCCATAACAAACTCAGTTTTTCTTGTAGGTAAATAATTTTTACCTCTTTTTATTACTCTATTCGCATCTTTCTGATCCTCAAATAAATAAGAAACTTTAAATCTTCCATTACTCATTGGTTTAAAATCAACATGGCCTGTTTCTCTATCTCCAACCCATTCAAAATTTCCTACAGTATATGCGTTTTCATTCCATGATAACCTGTCTATTTGGTTATTTAACTTCATTGCATTGAATAAAGACTTTTCACCATCTATTCTAAAAGCCTCTTCAATAGTAAATGGATTCCTTCGTATAATGCTTGACAGAGCACGATCATCATTAATAAGATTTGTACGTTCAGCCAAATAATATTCCTTAGCACGATCTTCGTCAGCATAACCGTAGTCATCAAAGTAAAGGGTTTTGTAAGAGGGTGTGAAAAATCTGAATAAACCACTGGGAGTTCTACCTTGAGGATTTCTATTTTCTTGATTACTATTATCCCAAAGCCTTTTAAAAGACTCACCACCAGATTCCATCTCCTCGACAGTGGTTGTATAAAGTAATTTTCCAATGTATTCTCCATCCAATTCAGAACAGAATCTAACAACATTGTGCCTTTCCCAGACATCCACTTCCATAGTTTTTCCAACCTCGTCACCAAGGTATCGATGTAATTTTGTACCATCATATGCATATTTATCTGAACTTTTCCAGTCTATTTGACTTTCTAGTTCTGGTTTTCCTAAGTCCTCAAGCGACTTTCGCCCACGCTTAGTTGTTCTATAAAATCTTAATTCTGAGGTTGGGGTAACACCTTTTGATTGATCATAAACTGGTCTAAAAAAATCTGGTAATTTTTTAAATGGACTTACTATAGATTTTTGAAAAACATTGTTTTTTGCATCACCTGCTGTTTTAGATTGTATACCACCGTTTTTATTTTTGGATCTAGAAATTAAGTCAAACATAAATACACCTGCTCTCACAGTTTTACCTTGTCTTCGCTTTGTTAATTCTATCATCCCCAAGCACTCAGGATTGTTTACACATGATTGTAAAAAATAAAAATACTCTTGGTCTACTTTTCTAAAACTGGGGTATCCAATATCAATCTTCCACCAGTTTAAAAATAAGTAATGCATACCTGTTAAGTATTCTGCCTTACCATTATTCATAAACCAAACACCATTTAGTCTTCTATCCCATTCCTGTGACCTAAAGTTTTCTAATTCTACATCAAAATAATCTTTATCTTCTTCCTGTTTAGATAACTCTTCATTTCTCTTATAGTTATAACTTTCAGGGAGTGTAGTCCTTGTCCACTTTTGTTCTGATGATTTTGACGAATTTGTTATAATAGGTCTTTTTTCTTGTTCACCTGTTATCACATTATACACATATCCCTTTTTAGGAATATCAAAATCTATACCCTGTATATTAACTACACTCATAAATTTGCAATAAACTCTGGAGTTAATCTTTTATCTGCTTTTATAACTTTTAGTAGTTCTTGATCTTCTCCATATAACTTCATGTAGTAAGAATCTAATCTATCATTTATGGTATTTAAATCATCCATGATTTTAGATTTTATTTGGAGTGCTTGTAGTATGTCTTTATCTCTTTCTCCTTCAACTGGACTTAATAGTTTTGTTTGGTATTCAAAAAAAGTTTGTTCATTAGAAACAATCATAGACCAAATTCTATTGTTTTGTTTTCTTAAAAACTCATCAACCATATCTACTAGTTTACCAGACAAGAAGAAGAATATATCGTGCAATTTTTCATTATCTTTTACTAAGTCGTAACCAGATAAAATTGCTGCTTGTTCTTTTCTAACTTTAAGATCTGGGAACTGTTCTTTCATTGGTGTATTTTGATCATACATATAAAGAACATACTTAATCATCTGTTCTTCAGAGTCTTTAAACGTCTTGAACATTTTAAGTTTTGGATACTTATTTTTTAATGACTTTACCTTGAATGGATTAAAGATCATTTTGTTAAAGTCTTCGGTGTTGAAGATTTCAATTAACGACATAACTGTTGGTTTTAAACAAAAGTATAAGTTTCTCTTCAGACACATATAAAAATATACTATTGATCTTTATTTTATATAATTATGACTATCAAATATTTGTACCTTTTTTTTAGTAGAATACTATATTTGGCTCAAATTAATAATGATGGCACTATATCAGGGGAAAAACGTAACTCTCAATAAGATTATGAAATCAGAGAGAGCAAGTAAGAAATCTAAAGTCTATGTCAAGGATGGTGACAAAGTGAAAGTAGTACACTTTGGCGATCCTAATATGAGGATTAAAAAGAATAACCCTGCAAGAAGATCATCATTTAGAGCAAGACATAACTGTGATAATCCTGGGCCTCGAACATCTGCAAGATATTGGGCCTGTAAAACTTGGTAACAAGATGACAATGCAAGACTTAAAATTATATCTCCTCAACGCAGGAACTTTTACTATATCAATGACACAAATAGATACTGTGCTTAAAATCGGATTACTTATTATATCCATTGGATATACAGCACAGCGTTGGTATTATCTGAGAGAAGAGAATAAAAATAAAAAGTAATTTAACTTACAGTAATTTGTTGTCAATCCAAGTATTATATATTTGGGTGACCTTCAATTTCTATAAGTATATTTATCAATAAATAATTTCACCATGGACGAAGAAAAAATTAAAAGACTCAGGGAAAAAATTGCCTACCTACGAAAGATGGGGAAGGAAGGTAAAGCCATGAATCTTGAAAGAAAAATCGAACAAGCAGCAATCAAGAAAGATTACAAAGCAAATAGAACACCTTCTAAAGTAGGAAAGGTTTTACGCAAAATTAAAAAAGGTGTAACTAACGCTGCTAGTGCTGTAAAAAACGAGGTTAAAGAAACTGTAGATACAGTAAAGAAAGTTAAGGAAGCAAAAGTTAAGGAAGCAAAAGTAAAGAAGGATAAAAAACCTCCTGTTGTTAAAGCAGTTAATCCTCAAGGCAAACCATTATCAAGTATAGATAAAAATACTTCAGTAAGAAAAACATCATTATCAGGTACAGTTGGGTTAGCATATGGAAAAGATGGTCAAAAAGGTGTTGGATCAGTAACTAAAAATGGTAAGACATATAAGCCAGGTGATGAAGGTTTTGATGCAGCAGCAGCAGAATTATTAGCACAGTCTAATAAAAAAGAAGAGACTATAAAAAGAATTAAAAAAAATAAGTAATGGCATATTCAAAAATTAAAAAAAAGTGTAAGTGTGGAAAGCCTTACAGCAAATGCACTAAGTGTAATAAGTAATGGCTGAATTAGAAAAACAAATTGCTGAGTTAAAAGCACAAAAGGCTAATACTGAGGATTTTGGTGAGCAAATGTTAATTGCTGATAAGATCCATAACATCCAAATGAAAATAAACGGAGTTAGACCAACTGATTCTTACATTGAATGTGTTGGCTGTGGCTCATAATTATTAATTATGGCAGGAAAAATTAAAAAGGTATCTTGGAAATTTGGGGGTAAAACCTATTCTGGTACTAAGATCAGAGAAACTAAAGATGCAGTGTTCGCTAGAACACATAACGGTAAGATTAAAAAAATCAAAAAATAGTTTATGGAAGGCAATCAACCCTATGTAATTTCTTCAGACGATACTAAAGATGTAATTACTATGCGAAAGTTAGAATTATTACTAGATGTACTTGGTGCTCTAGATAGTTCTAATGCAAGTGACGTTTATGGAATTAAATTAAATGTGGTTGATAAGATAGATAGACTAATTAACCAACTTTAGAATCAGACTCTAACTTCAATTCGTATATCGCCTGTAATTTTTTAATATCTGGGTGGTATGGGTGTTCTAACTTTAAGTCTAGTATATGACTTAGTAACTCCCCTTTACTCATTTTCTCTAATTGTTTCTTTGATTTTTTCATAATGCATAGTTTTTAGTAGTCTTTTAAATTGTTTTTTATCTCCAAAGTATGAGTGACATTCTCGGCACAACGCTTGTAAATTTTCTGGGGTGTCCTTTTCTTTAGATCCTCCAATACCTCTAGCCTCAATATGATGAATATCCACTGCTGTTCTATCACATACCTCGCAACCTATCCAATCACCAGGTTCATGCATAAAATAATCATGGTATAACTTAGTATGCTTCTTCACTAAGATAACAATAAAACAATACATACAACACAAATCACGATCACTGCAATCGCACACTTATCTGTGAGGTTTAGTTTTAGTCTACTCATTTTAAAAAAATTTTTATTTGGGGGGTATTTAAATATCCCAACACCATATAGGAGTTTTCTCACCTACATACCCTCCAGATACATTGTAGGTAAAATGTTCCATTGCATCGGTCTCATCCATTTGGTCTTTTAAGATCTCAAGACATAAATGTACAGAATATATTAAGCACATACTGTTTATTTCAATACCTATAACAGCATCATCAAAACCATCAGCCATTAATATCTCTTCATCACTGTAATTATCTAGGATCTTTTCTAACATAACTATTCATCTAAATTTGGGGTGGCAATTCGCCACTTACGTTTATCTACTTTATACTCGTAGTATTTATTTCTTTCATTAATTGTAACTAGTTTCCACTCTTTTATGTCTTCCTTTTTAAAATTAAGTAACACATATCGTTGTCCTGATAAAAATAAAACGAACAAAACATAGTCTACATCTAGTTTATCTATAGTAAACATATTTACTTTGAGTGAT